ACCGTTTAGACGAAGCACTCCAATATTTCGCACAATATCATTATGATGGTATTGAGAGAATGTATCTTAAACATCTCATAACATCAACAGATGTTACTCGTGCAAGAGGAAACTCAGACACTACTGCAACAGATGTGGTGGACACCAGTGTAACTGCAACTTGGAGCGAGGGAAACAATTGGATTCCTATTCCAAATTCTGTGGTATCTGTTACGAGAGTATTCCCATTTACTGACACAGGTGGTGGCAGTAGTATGTTTGATGTTCGTTATCAATTACGATTGAACGACCTGTTTGATTTTTCTTCAACATCTGTTATTCAGTACGAAATGACAATGCAGAATCTAGATTTTCTAGAACATATTCTTGTAGGCGAAACCCCCATTCGTTTTAATCAACATCAGAATCGTCTTTATGTTGATATGGATTGGCAAAACGATGTAACTGCTGATTCAGACTATATGATTATTGAATGTTATCGAAAGCTTGACCCAAATTCATTTACAGATATATATGATGACATTTATTTAAAAAGATATGCAACCGCACTTATCAAAAGACAGTGGGGTGCAAACTTATCTAAGTTTAATGGTGTTGCAATGTTGGGTGGTGTTACTATGAATGGTGAAACTATATTCAGTCAAGCGACAGAAGAACTAGAAAAATTAGAAGAACAGATTCAACTAGCATTTGAACTACCAATCAATTATATGATAGGTTAACCAATGGCAGTTAATTCTTTTTTCCATACAAGTAATGTCGCCGCAATAGCAACAGAACAATCTCTTTATAGTAATCTTATAAAAGAGGCAATACAGATTTATGGCCATGACGTTTACTATCTTGACCGCACACTAGTTGCAGAAGATACTATATTTGGAGAAGATTCTCTTTCTAAGTTTACACAACAACATCCTATAGAGATGTATATTGAAGATTCAGAAGGTGGGTTTGCTGGTGAAAAAGAAATAATGAGTCAGTTTGGTTTAGAAAATCTAAGCGAAGTTACTTTCGTTGTAAACAAAACAAGATTTCAAGAACTAGACAGACAGATGCAAATAGAAACTGCAACAGATACAACTTCTGGCGGTTCTATATTATTAGAAACAGGAACAATAGATCAGTCAGACGATTCAACTACTTTGTCAACTGCATCAGGCGATTCTAATTTTTATATTATACAAGACACATCTGCGACAGATGCAGATCGGCCAAACGAAGGTGATGTAGTATATCATCCTGTACTTGATAAAATGTTTCAAGTCAATTTCGTAGACCACGATGAACCATTTTATCAACTGGATAATAATCCAGTTTACAAACTAAGGTGTCGTTTATATGATTATAGTGCAGAAGTTATTGATACCGGCATTGCAAACATTGATGCGATTGAAGATGAACTATCAACAAATGCTCTAGTTCATCAATTTACAATGGAACAGTCTTCAGCTGTAACAGAAGAAATAAGACTTGAATTAGGAACTGGTGATGATGCAGGATTACTACTTGAAGAAACAGACGGTGATAACATACTTGGTGAAAGTGATTCTACCTCTGTAGGTGAAAGTATGTTGGTTGAAAACTCTGCTGATACAGGTGATAAATCTTATCTCATACAAGAAGACTATATAGTAGGAGACATGGTGACAGATAAAACTTCACAAAACGAACTGTTTACGGCACAAAGTGCGACAGTTCTAGACTTTACTGAATCTAATCCATTCGGGGACGTAGGGAGCAATACATAATGTTAGGCACACAATTTTATCATGAAAGTATAAGAAAGGTCATTGTTTCTTTTGGAACAATGTTTAACAATATTAATCTTATTCGTAAAGACAATTCTGGAAACATAAGTCAATCTATGAAAGTTCCTCTTGCGTATGGCCCAAGAGAAAAGTTTTTAGTGCGATTGAATGAAGATGCAGACTTGACGAAACAAGTTGCGATTACTTTACCTCGTATTGGATTTGAGATTCAAAACTTGGAATACGATTCAGCAAGAAAACTAAATCGTGTTCAACGATTTAAAAAAGTTAAAGGTGCTCAAGCCAAACAGTTAGATGCACAGTATATGCCTGTACCGTATAATCTATCAATAGAACTATACGTTATGGCAAAACAATCTGATGATGCATTACAAATTGTAGAACAAATTCTTCCATACTTCCAACCAGACTATACATTAACAATTAATGATAATGTTGCGATGGATAGTAAAAGAGATGTTCCTATTGTACTAAATTCTATTTCGTATGAAGATAATTATCAAGGAGACTTTACAACTCGTAGAGCATTGATATACACTCTTTCATTTACTGCGAAGTTTTATTTGTATGGCCCTGTTACTTCTAGTAAGGTTATCAAGACTGTTCAAGTTGACCAGTATACTGATTTGGAAGTTAATTCGCCTAAGAGAGAACAAAGACTTACCGTCACACCAAATCCAACAAGTGCTGACGCAGATGATAATTTTGGATTTAATGAAACCACATCTTTCTTTGAAGATGCGAAAGACTTTAATCCAGTAACAGGTTCAGATGAATAGAGATACTACGTTGCGTCTTGATAAAACTTTGGGTGTTATAGAAAAGATTGTTCCCGAATCAATTGATGTAGAAAAAACACCTGTTGTTGTTAGAGATGGTCATCCAACACCTCCAAGTATTACTAGCGAAGACGTTGACAACGATTATAAGTATCAAAGAGAAAATCTTTACAATCTGATTGAACGTGGTCAAGATGCAATTGATGGTATTCTAGAACTTGCAAAAGAATCGGAACACCCAAGAACATACGAAGTTGCACTCAATGGGATTAAACAGGTTGCAGAGGTTACAGAAAAACTTGCAGACCTACAAGAGAAAATGAGAAAGTTAAAAGAAGTACCAGACCACGCACCAAGAACAGTAAATAATGCACTATATGTTGGTTCTACAGCTGAACTACAAAAGATGTTAAAAGAAAAAAAATAATATTTGAATTGACAATTAGGTTTATAAAATGTCTGAACAAGGAGTATACTTAGGTAATCCCAATCTCAAACGGGCAAATGTGTCCCAAGAGTGGACAAAGAAAGAGGTTGAAGAATACTCTAAGTGTATGAATGACCCTCAATATTTTATAGAAAACTATATTATGATTGTGTCATTAGATGAAGGTCTAGTTCCATTTAAGATGTATGACTTTCAAAAAGAGATGGTTGGCACATTTCACAGCAATCGTTTTACTATCTGCAAACTTCCTAGACAGTCTGGTAAATCTACAACTATTATAGCATATTTGTTGCATTATGTGTTATTCAATGCTTCAGTTAATGTTGCGATACTCGCTAACAAAGCTGCGACCGCCAGAGACTTGCTAGGACGGTTACAACTCGCATATGAACACCTACCTAAGTGGTTGCAACAAGGAGTAATGAGTTGGAACAAGGGGTCTTTGGAGTTAGAAAATGGTTCTAAAATTCTTGCAAGTTCTACTTCTGCATCTGCGGTTCGTGGTGGTTCATATAATATTATTTTCCTTGATGAGTTTGCATACGTTCCTTCTAACGTAGCAGAACAATTCTTTAGTTCGGTATATCCAACAATCAGTTCGGGTAAAACTACAAAAGTCATGATAGTATCGACCCCTCATGGTATGAATATGTTTTACAAATTGTGGAATGATGCAGAGAACCAAAGAAATACTTACGTTCCAATAGAAGTTCATTGGAGCGAAATCCCAGGCCGTGATGAAAAGTGGAAAGCAGAAACTATAAAGAATACAAGTGAACAACAGTTTAACACAGAGTTTGAGTGTGAGTTCTTAGGAAGTATTGATACATTAATTAAAGCACAAAAATTAAGAACTCTGTCTTACATTCCACCAATTACATCTAATGCTGGATTTGATATGTTTGAAAAACCACAGAGAGATCACACATATGTAATGACAGCTGATGTTTCAAGAGGAACATCTAATGATTATTCTGCATTTTTAGTGTTTGATGTAACACAAATGCCGTATAAGATTGTTGGTAAGTTTCGTGATAATGAGGTAAAACCTCTATTGTTTCCTGCTAAGATATATGATGTTGCAAAAGCATACAATCAAGCATTTGTTCTTATAGAGGTAAATGACATTGGAGAACAGGTCGCCTCGACTATGCAATATGACTTAGAGTATGACAACCTTATTATGGCAAGTATGCGAGGGCGTGCAGGACAAGTACTTGGTGGGGGGTTCTCAGGTGGTAGGGCGCAGTTGGGTGTAAGAACAACTAAAGCTGTAAAACGAATAGGTTGTTCTAACCTTAAACAAATGATTGAGGATGATAAACTTATTATTCAAGACCTACAGATTATTA